AGTGGATGTTTGGAGATATGCCGCCTCTAACCGTTGATGAAATAGCAGATTTTTTGCAAACCAAGCAATCGGTATCGGCTGGCGAGCGTGGCTATCAATTTATATGTGACTGGGTTGCCATGAACAGCAACAAATTCAGTAAGGATAATAAAACCATGGATACATACGGAATGATTGATGATGATTGGGTTTATATCAATAATTCTAAATTTCGTTCAGTTTGTGAAGATGAGGGTTTCAACTCAACAGCTTTGCTCAGTTGGTTGAAAAATAACAATTTAATACAGACACAAGGGAAAAATAATGTTGTCATGAAACGCATTAATGGTGTACGCTCATCTTTCATAGTGTTGAAATTGCCTAATTACAATGATGAAAACAACATAAATCTTAGTGAATATGACATAGAAATATTATAGGTGTCGGAATTGGCGGAATGGTGTCGGACTGCTTGCAGTCTGCAAAGCACGTAAAATAGGGGGTGTCGGAATGTCGGAACTGTCGGAACGTAAAACATACCATCTATATAATAAGACACATATATAACAATACATAAATTAACATTTATATATATACCTCGCGCGTATAGAGAGTTGTGTTTTGTGTCCGACATTCCGACACCCTAAAAAAACAGGCTACAAAGCACGTAACAACGTGGTTTGAGGTGTCGGACTTGCAATCCGACAGTGTCCGACACTTCCGACAGCAAAAAGAGGTGATTGTTAAGAGTTGCATATAAAATTAAGAGATTATCAGATAAATTTAATTAATGATGTTGCTAGAGCGTGGCGAGCTGGATATAAAAAGCCTTGTATTGTCTTACCATGTGGAGGCGGTAAATCTATCATAGCAGCCGACATGGCGAAACGTACAACAGATAATAATAAAAATGTTTTGTTTTTGGTGCATCGTAAAGAATTATGTGAGCAAATAGAAAATACATTTACTGACTATGGCGTTAATATGGATTTATGTCAGATTGGTATGGTGCAAACAATCACTAGACGTACTAATAAAATTACTAAACCAAATTTAATTATTACAGATGAAAATCATCATTGTGTAGCTAACAGCTATAAAAAAATATATAATACCTATCCTGATGCGTATTGCGTAGGGGTTACAGCGACACCCGTTAGGCTAAATGGTGGCGGGTTAGGTGAGATTAATGATAAATTAATCATAGGACCATCTGTCAAGGATTTAATAGCCATGAATTGCCTAGCTGATTATGATTATTACGCTCCGCCAGTTGCTGATTTATCAGGATTACACACTAAGATGGGCGATTATGTAGCAGAGGAAATCGAACAGGCACTAAGCAAACCTAAAATATATGGTGATGTGATTAAATATTATCGTGAGCTATCAGATGGCAAGCAAGCTATATGTTATTGTCCTACTGTTAAATATAGCAAAATGATGGTAGATAATTTTAAAAACGCTGGGATATCGGCAGAACATATTGACGGTAGCACACCTAAAAATATTAGGGCAGAGATAATTAATAATTTTAGGCTAGGCAATATTAAAATACTATGTAATGTCGATTTAGTCGGCGAGGGTTTTGATGTACCTGATTGCAATACATCAATCTTATTAAGACCTACTAAATCATTATCATTATATATACAGCAGTCAATGCGATGTATGAGGTATAAACCCGGCAAGCGTGCAACGATTATAGACCATGTGGGTAATGTACATCGGTTTGGGCTACCCTCACAGGATAGAGTATGGACACTAGAACCTAAGCCTGTTAGCAAACGTGAGGGTACAACAGTTAAGGTTAAACAATGCACTGAATGTTTTTTTACGCATGTTCCTGCACCAGTATGCCCTAATTGTGGGCATATTTATGAAGTTGAGCGTAAATCGCCAAAAGAAGTTAAGGATGCTAGGCTTAAAAAAATCAATGAAACTGTTAAACAATACACTAAACCAGACCAATGCAACAGTTTCGCGGAGTTGGCAGCATGGGGCAAACAGCGTGGTTATAAACCTGGTTGGGCATATCACCAAGCAAAATCAAGGGGGTTATTATATGGCAAATAAAAATATAAATAAAAATATTAAAGAAATTGATATCCAGAACGCTATCAGAATTGCGTTAAGTAAATATGGCGTGGTCATACGCCAAAACACAGGTAATTTCGCACTTAAAGATGGTCGAAGAATTACGTGCGGCGTCAAGGGTTTATCCGATTTATTATTTATTGGCAAAAACAAGGTGGCATTCATTGAAGTTAAAAACGCGACTGGTAAGATATCTGATGAGCAGGCAAATTTCATCAAAAAAATGCAATCGCTAGGACATATAGCTGGCGTTGCGCGGTCTGTCGAAGATGCGTTGAAATTGATTGGTGAAGCAGAATGACGGTTGATGAAATCAATGTATTAGCAGCAAAACAACAGCCTATGCCTGATGGACTATGCTTGCCTGAACAACAATTATTTATCAGTTTAAGATATCTATATCGAGAATATCATCTAAAGCGAATTAGCAAAGAACAGGCTAAAATTGAAAAAACAAAATTTATAAACAGTTTTGAAAAGGCTATGTTTAAGTATCGTGTCTACGAGGAATTTAACCGCAAAGCTGATGTATATGCACATAATTCGCATAAAATACACGATACAGGATGCGAGGTATGCAAGCTGATTGAAAGTATTTTAAACGGCACTTACAAGGAGGAATTAAAATGCGAGCAGGAGGAAGAAGAGTAAGTAAGGCACAGGTTAAAAAAGAGGTTGAGAGAAAATACAAAGAAATATTTGATTTAGCAGTTGATGAAGTTACATATCAGATATACGCGGTAATGTTGACTACATTGGATAAAACGTACGGGTTCCGGGAAAAGCGACTTAGGAAATTTATATCAGAGGTTGAAACTATGTCAAAGCTAATGGTTGATAATCCTATGCGTGGCGAGTTTGACGCATATAAATGCGAAGAATATTTGAAAAGCAAGTATGGGATTGATTTAAGACAGGAGGTTAAAATTTATGAGTAACGTTATGAGTGGTGTAAAAAATATGCGTCACCCCGAAAGGGGTAAGCTGAAAATCAAGGGAGATGTAGCAACATTTTGGTTTGATGGTGTAACAGCGGTTTATGGTGTAAGTGAATTGCAACAAGATTTTAATAAATTTGGTGCAGATGGTTTTTATAAGAAATATGGGTTTGAGTGGAGGGGGATAAAATGACAACAGATAATTTTAACGCAATAATTAATAGGCAAATTGAGCGCTGCAAATCAATTTTATGCAGCAAAGCCAAAGAATACGCAACAGCAGATAGGTTACATAATTTCAAGGTTGCTGGAGCATTGCAAGGAGTATCACCAGTACAAGCATTAATGGGCATGATGGCTAAGCACACGGTAAGTGTAGCCGATATGTGTATGAGTGGCGAAACGTACCCACAGGAGATGTGGGATGAAAAAATAACCGATAGCATTAATTATTTATTGCTTTTGGCAGCATTGGTGAGGGAGGGAAGCAATGAAAATAATTAAACCGAGCTATGAAATAATCAACGAGCCTAATATCTTAAAGAAAATTGAAAGATGTGGTAGAGTTTGTTACAAAAGTGAGAATAGAATAACAGAAAATTCAGCTATTCCGTTTTGCAACAATATTCTTAAATTAGGACATGAATCAGTTTTAGAACATGGAGAATACATATTACAATTTAAAAATTCTAATGACTATGCAAAAATTATATGTAGTATGAGAGTAATAGAAGAAGAAACTGGTGAAAAGTCTTTGCTGAGATTTACTATTAACAAAGATAGGTATATCATTTCTGGTAATGTCAGAATGTGGCGTGATTTTATTAAGGGTTGTATAAAAAACAATATATACATATGCAATAAGGCTTTAACATTATTAACTTATACTTTTGACATTACAAGTAAAAATGAATTTAAAACATTATTTGGTGATATTCTTTCTGTTCCTGATAAACATGAAATCAATCCGTTCCCTGTGAAGTTTTTGATAGCCGACGATTTAATTACAGATTCTGAAATATTAACTCATAAGACTATAACAGTAAAGTTTATTACAGATAGGGGCGTTTCTCATGAAATAGTTAGGCATAGAATAGCAAGTTATTCTCAAGAATCAACAAGATATTGTAATTATTCAAAAAGTCAATTTAATGGTGAAATAACTGTAATTGAACCCTGTTTCTTGGTTCCTGGAACAGAAGGTTATGATATGTGGTATAGGGCTTGTCAAATGGCTGAACAATATTATTTTTCAATGCTGGATTGGGGATGCAGTCCACAAGAAGCAAGAGCAGTATTGCCAACTTGTTTAAAAACAGAAATTATGGTAACTGCAAATGTAAGGGAGTGGCTACACATATTAAAGCTTAGAACGGATAGTGCAGCACACCCAGATGTAAGAAAATTAATGAAACCTTTATTACAAGAATTTGCTTCATTAATGCCTAAATATTTCAATACACTACTGACAAATTAAATAAAAGGAGATGATTAATTGAAAGATACTATCTTTCTAATCGTTGGAGAATCAGGAAAATGTAATATTCCAAGTTTGGGAATACATTAGAGAGCAAAGAAAGGAGGAATAAATTATTAAAATAATTAAACCGAGCTATGAAATCATAGGCACTCTTAACGAAACTGAAATTCTCAAAAAATCGAGTTATGTGACAGGGTGTAAAACTTGCAGTCATAATAAAAAAAGGACTGTAAGAAGTAAAAATTGCTTGAAGAATCACAGAGCAGTATTTGGATGTAACTGCAAAGACTATGAAAGCGAGTTAAGGAGG